CGATTTGTTGATCGGCACGCTACAAGAAAACTTTAACGACCTGATACAATCTAATGAACAACAACAAGCAAGTTCTGAAGAAGCCACAACATTCCTACAGCGTATGGCTAGAGGATTGTCAGGCAACAATCTAGCAGGTATTGAGAATGCGAGAGAGCAAGGCAGACGCGACGAAGTAACAGCAGGGATATTTGAAGATATCCGTGATAACTTGTCATCAATGGAAAAGGCTTTGATTGAGGGATTTGGCGATCTTCTTGATGTAGCCGCAGAAAAGGCTAGTAAAGGCATTGGTCTTGGTCTTGGTTTACTCTTAGCGCCTATTGCTTTGGCTGCGGGTATGCTCAGAGGTTTAACGCATTCACTAAAGCAATTAGCAAGAACAGCTAAACTATTCACTCGAATTGCCATTGTCAAGCCTCTCCAAGCGTTAGGAAGAACGTTCGTTAAAATTGGTAATGCTATAGCCCCTAAAAAGATGGAAGCAGCGGCTAAGGCAATTTCAAACTTCACCACAAACACTGCGGCATTCTTCAAGAGATTATCAACGCCATTAAAGAATGCGTCCAAAGCATTCAAAGCTGGGTTGAATGGATTAAAGGTATTCAGAACAGCAACAGGACAGTTCGGTAAACTTGGGTTCTTTGGTACGATTGGTAAAGGCATCAATAAGGTCAAGACGTTTCTGACACCTGTTGTAGAATTCTTCAAGAGCATTGGATCAAAGGTCAAAACTGCGTTTAGTGGTGTTGGTAGGATAGGCAAATTCTTGGGCGGCATTGGTGAAGCAATGAAGCCTGTACTAAAGATCGCCAGTTCGATTGGTCGAGTTATTGGCAAAGTGTTCTTTCCTATAACATTGTTGATGGCTGCATTTGATGGTGTTATGGGATTCATAGAAGGATTCAAAGCCAATGGTATCATAGGCGGAATAAGCGGTGCGTTCTTTGGCATCATTGACGGTCTTGTTATGAAGGTTCTTGATCTAATTAAGGATTTGGTCAGTTGGGTTGCCGAGAAACTAGGGTTCGCTGGAATCTCTGAAGCACTAGATAGCTTTTCTTTCTCTGAAATATGGCAAGGTATTGGTGATAAGGTTCAAGAATTTATTAGTTATATCAAAAACTTCTTCGGGAATCTTATCTCTTCAGGCATAAGCGGGATTAAGAAATTATTTGGGTTTGGTGGTGATGAAGATACGGCTGAGCAAGAGAAAAATAAAAAGAGAGCCGCCGAGCTGCACGAAAAAAATAAAAAAGCTGCCAGTGGGAGAAATTCCCAAGAAGAGAAAGATGCCGACAGCCTAAATTTAGGCGAATTATTAAAGTTCAATGGGGCAGATGCATCTGACGGCGCTGAGGTTAATGCTAGATCGCAATCTGCTGCGGGAGCTGCGAACATTATTACTGTAGTCGCACCACAAACGGCTAATGTTAATAACACTTCACAGAGTATGAATCAGACTGTTTCGATTCCAGCCACTGCTAATCCAAACAAAGCCCGTGGTCGAAGTGGTCGTAGAAATAGACAATACAGCTAGGTGAAAAAAAGGGAGACAAATTAATGTCTCCCTCCTTTCCTAAAACTCTAATCGAGTTTCTAGTCTTCTTCAGCCAACTTCTCAAAGAAAGATAATGAATCATCTTCCTCAGCTTCAGCTACTGGAGCAGCTTTAGGAGCAGCCGCAGGAGCAGAATAAGATTCAGCTACTGGTTCAGCTTTAGCCGACGATTGATATGCTTGGTCATCCATAGCACTTGCTGTAGGAGCAGGTGATCCAGTAAGACCTAACACACGCTTCATCTTCGCTTCTAACTCAGCATAAGACTTGAAGTTCTTCTTATCAAGGAAGTCATTCAAAGAGTATAAACCCTCATACACTTTCTCAAGAGCATCATCATCACCGTCTTGTAATTCGCTAGGCGAATCAAACTCAGACTTATCATAGTTGCGATATCCTTCAACCTGACGGATCTTCAGTTTAAAGTTAGCGCCTTCCCAGAAGTCGAATGGGTTGATTGCTTGCTCATCTTCGAATGCTGGATTCATTGCTTCGTTCAGCTTATCAAAGATTTTCTTACCAAACTTATAGAGGAATACTTTTCCTTCGTTTGATGGGTTTGACGGATCCTTAACAACCATGATATTGGCTGTGTAAGACAGTCGACGCTTTTGTTTACGAGCTTGATCTTTACCAGCATCAGTGCCGTTGTTCCAAAGCTGCGAGTTGAACTCACCGATTGGATCTTTTTCACCGATAGTAGTCAAAGAGTTCTCGATATACCAACCACCAGTACCTTGGAAGCCGTGATCAAAGATACGAACCCATGGTAAATCTTCACCTTTTGGCTCAGGCAAGAAGCGAATAACAGCATAACCATTACCAGCTTTATCGACATCTGGTTTCCAGAAACGATCGTCGCCTTTCTTTCCTTGGGAGTTACTATTAAGTTTGGTAGATTCGTTGATTAGTTTATCAAGCGAATTGGTGCGGGATTTCTTGAGTGTTGCAAATGAACTAGCCATATATTTTATTCCTGTATTTACGTTGTATGTATTTTATTGCGTTTTATCCAAAGCGAATCATCTTCATGATAAGCTAACATTATATAATATAAAAGGGATAATGTCAACCCCAATTACTAGTTTATTTATAAGAAACAAACTAATATATTTTCAGCACAATAGACTTCAACTTGCTTCTGTCTATTGGTGAAAATTCTCTTATAAACGGAGAGTATTTCCTGATGAGCGTAACTGTCTCATTCAAGACAATGTCATCATACTTCTTCCATCTATTTGTATAGCCGAGTAACTGGTCTAATAGAACCAAGGTTTCAAGGCTAATCTTATTCTGCGCATAGTGACGATAGAGTATCGGGTGATACCCATCTTTCATAACAAACAACTCATCAAAAGATTCTTCAACGTTGTAGAGATAATCCATCTCTTCGGAGAAGCTGTAAGATAATGATTCAATCTTTTTCTTCCAATTCTTCATAACAGTTTCGTTTGGTGCACTCATTAGATTACCGATCCATTGCTTTGAACCTGCACTATAATTAGCCACCAAGAACTTTATAAAATCGTCACGCTTGTATTTCCTTGACGCTTTCTCAAAGAAATACTTATCTTTACGAACTTGATATGATGATTCATTGGCTCTTACTTGGCCATTGTACTTGAAGAAGTCATATGAATCTCTTGTGAAGTGTTGTTGTACTGCAAGGTAGGTCTTGTAACAATCAAATCCTGACATAGTTTCTTCGCTGCTCATAATTAAATAGGTAGTCTTGCGCCCTTTTCCAAGAAGTTTAGATCTTGGGCTTCAACTTCTAGCTTACCCTTTATGGTTGTATTGAGTAACTTAGCTGCTATCTCAATTTCCATTTCGTTTTTCTCGCACCACCACACAACAGCATCTAGATAGGTCAACCTTTTCTCGATTACTGTCTTTTCTATAATAGTGCTAAACTTGGCTGTCGTCATGACATCAACCATGAACTACTCCCATCTATAAAATTTATGATCTTCAATTTCGATCGTTTTAAGTTTTGTTGCTGCCCAATCTGGGAAAACATAATCTGCATGATAATGTGTTGCTCCCTCAGTTATGTCTATTATACTACGATTAGTGGTGAATGTCAACATCAATTTTTTAATCTTATTATATGTTTTCCAATCATGGATAGTGTCAGGCTTACCGTCACACCACCAAGAGAATTGACATTTATGTTTGATTGGAATTGGCGTGCCGTCTCTCCAGCTATTGCGATAGAGGCTCTGTGTCACTACTTCTTTAATGGTGTTCGGGAAACGTCTGTCCGCAACCCTATTTAACGTGACGCTGGCAACAGCAAGTTGTCCAGCTATTCCTTGATTTCTAGCTTCAAAGTACACATTCTTCGCAAGCCATGTAACATCAACATCCGTGTATTCTGCGGCTGTTGCGGTTGTCGGTAACATCATCAATATCATCATCAATCTTTTCATAATCAATACCATTCATTAATAATTATCATCATACCAATCGTTAGTGATCATTTCTATCCAAGCATGTGCTTTAACAAAGTCTTGGAAGAACTGAACCTCGGTCTCGTCAAAGATAGGATGCATAGCCATTACCATGACTTGTTTCCCCAGACAAGATATCTTTAATTGCCATCCATTAATTGTTATAACGTCAAACGATTTAAATTGCTCTGTCAATTCTCTTTTATTCTCGTCCCATTTACTCAACAGTATCATTCCTTTCCTTGAATAGTGCGATAGTTTCAATACATTTGTGTATATGATCATCACGCTTTTCCACAAACACTTGTGGCTCTGGTTCGTTTTCTACAGCGATGATAATGACAATTTGGTCAATAGGGATGCCAGTCCTTTCTTCAAACATCACACAATATGCTGCTGCTTGCTGAAAGTAGTTTCCGATAAATTCTTTCTTTTTAATCTTAGAGGCTGTCTTATAGTCAATGATTGACAACCGACCGTTATACTCAGCTACACAATCAACTCGTCCTGCAATACCTAGATA